CTATCCGTGAGCAAGCAACGGCTCAATCTCATGTTCGATCTGCTCGCCATTCGCCGCATAAGCAGTTGCTAACGAATACTCACTCTGGAGATTCATCCAGAACTGAGCGGACGTATCAAAGTAACGCCCCAGACGAATCGCCATATCTGCGGAGATACCACGCTGCTCACGAACGATATCGTTCACTGTCGGGGCGGAGACGTTCAAAGCGCGTGCTAGAGCAGCTGGAGAGATATCCAACTCCGTCAGAAACTCATCGCGCAATATTTCCCCAGGATGGATGGGGCGCATACCATTGGTAGCCATGGTCCACCTCCTCAGTGGTAATCAACTATTTCGACTTCTTCGGGACCCGCATCTGTCCAGACGAAACAGACACGCCACTGGTCATTGATCCTGATGCTATGTTGGCCAGCCCGCTTTCCCTGCAACGGCTCCAACCGGTTTCCAGGTGGAGAGCGCAGGTCTCGAAGCTCCGTAGCCGCATGAAGCATTGCGAGCTTACGCGTAGCGACTGTGAGGATGGCTCCCCACCGCCTCGAAAGACCCGTCTCAAAAAGCTGACGAGTCTCGTCGCATCGAAAGGTCAGAATCATTCATTAACCCTTAACGTTAAGCGTTAACTTCACTACAGATTACCACAGATCCTCATGTGGTCAATTTGTAGCCAGATTGAGTAATCGGAGAAAAGCGCATCGCCGATTCCAAGTGCTCCGGCGATAGGTGCGCATACCGCATGGTCATGGTGATCGAGGAATGGCCGAGTATCCGCTGTAGGGTCAGGATATCCCCTCCCCCCATCATGTAGTGGCTGGCGAAGGTATGGCGGAGGATATGGGTCATCTGGCCCGGCGTCTGGAATCCGCAACGCTGATAGGCGCAGCGGAACGCGGCGCGGCAGGACATGAACAGGCGGCCAGACCCAGGCATGCCCACCTTGAGCATCAGCCTCTCCAACTCTGCCGGAATCGGCACTGATCGGCTCTGCCGATTCTTGGTCCGGTGATAGTGCACCTTGCCGCCATGCACAGCGCTCCGCGTCAGGCTTTCCGCCTCTTCCCAACGGGCTCCGGTGGCAAGACACAACAGCGCGACCGGATAGGTATGGTTGTTCGTGCTGGCCTTGCACTCTTCCAGTAGTCGAGCGACCTGATCCAAGGTCAGAAACGTCAGTTCGACCTGATCCGTCTTGATTTGCCGGACCTTGCCCAGCGGGTTTTCCTTGTGCCAGGAGCCCAGGCGAATCAGTTCAGAGAAGACCGCCGACAGGTAGCGTTGCTCATGATTGACCGTCTCCGGCTTCACCTCGGTCAGGCGACGTTGCCGGTAGCGTGCCCACGCCAACGAATCGAACTCGAACGCCAGAGGGTTCCCTAGCCGCTTCGCCAACGCCTCGCAGCGCGCCAAGCGTTGCTTACCGTCCTTCAAGGTGCAGCCGTGGAGGTCATACCAGACCCTCACCAGATCGGAGAGGCGATCATCCAGCGGTCGGCCCGTCTCACCCTTCACGGCGAAAAAGTCCTGCTCATAGCGAATCGCGGCGGATTTGGTCAAAAACCCATACTTTCTGACCCTACGGCCCGAGCGACCGTTCTCATAGAAATCCGCCGTCCACGTCTTGCCTTCTTTGCGTGCCGTCATATCGCATATCCCTTGCGCAGATAGCGATCACACATGAGCTTGTGGATATGCCTTTCCAGATCGCGACGAGTCCAACCCTTGGCGAGATAGTGGTCTTCGATAACGTGCCAGAACTCCAATTTGCGGGCGGACTCAATAGCCTTTTTTGCCGGGACACGCTCCCGCGCGATCAGGCTCACGAACTGGCCAAGGAACATCTCGCAGTTACGCCCGCTGAAGCCCTTCGCAGTCTTGTAATAGCGCCGATACTCGGTGCGCTCGATCAGAGGATCGCACTCGACCTGGACGCGAGCGTCCTGGCTGATCAGGCTCCAGAAGGCGTCATACATGCCCTCCCGGGAGAGCACACGGAATGCCTCGCAGGCATAGTTCCACAGCCCCTGTAGGTGCGGGCAAAGGCCTTCGTAGGTGCGGCAGCCAATGGCCTCCCCCGAGGCCATACGCGAGCCTTCAGAGAACTGCTGGACGATGGAGTGGTGATAGCGAAACTCGATCCGCCACACCGTTTCCAGGGGGTTATAGGCCGGGTCGCCATCGCCGAACGGATCCCCGTTCAAGGTCGCCCACACGCTTTCCCAATAGTCGAGCTTATCGGTGGCCCGAGCCTGGAGGGTCTTGTTATAGATCGACAGTTGCAGGCCGTTGGCCGAGCCGAACATGTACGTCTCGCCACGCCCGTAGACCGAGGCGTTGCCGTCGAACTCGATCCGCTCGATCCCACTGATTTGCCGTACCCGACGCGAGCGGCAGTGCATGCGATCAACGAGATCAGCCGGAGGCGTCCAGCCCTGCACATCCAGCGCGATATGCACGGCTGCTTGGTTGGTTTCGCAGTGACTCAGCACGGCAGCGGCCAAGTCATCCAGCACGCCCTGGAGAATGTGCGGATCGGCGCCGTCAATGGCGTGGGGCGACACCTCGATCTTGAGGTGCGAGCCAATGGTGTCAACCTTGATATTGTGGTTCTTGATCAGCAGGATCAGGCCCATTTCGGCGTTCTGCAGGCGGTACTGATAGCCAGAGTCGCGACCGATACGGCCCTTGGACCATTCGTAGCCGGCGAACTCGACCACATCCACCGAGAGGTCGAACAGCGCCATCACTTCCGGGCGCAACTTGCCGTTGTACAACTGCCGCACGGTGTCCACACCACACCGCAGGATCCGCACGCTTGACAGGTCGGTGAACTGTCCATTGAGCGGGTCCATGAAAAGCATCCCCTTCGGGGACTTGTGGAAATCCCCGTTCTCTTCGAGGACCAGTCGGGTTGGATGGATCGGAGTCTTCATGTTCTTTACCCGTTAATGAGGTTCTATGGGGTTGCTGATCGGGGGTTATCTGACGTGTTACAGGGGCGTCGGCCGCGCCTTCGGCCTATCGCTCATGCCTTGCGCTCCCGGCCGGCGGCGCGGCCCGCCCCTCATGGCGGCACCCCTACCGCCGCTAGCGCCGTCATCACCGTCCACCAGTGATGCAGCGCCCAGCCCATCGCCACCGGGACGAGGAATTCCCAATCGATCATTTGTGCCTCCAGGGCCGCGAGGCATATTCGGAATCGGGGACGATGGTCAGCGGCGACTGGCCCCTGGCCAGTGCGTCTGCGGAGGCGGCAACAGGCGCTGCCGGAGCGATGCTGGCCACCGCGCCGGGCTGCCTCCCGGTACAGGTGACGGTCTGTTTCCACTCCTCATAGCGAAGCTCTACGACGCACTCGCCCTTGGGCGTCACCCGGTAGCCGGAGCCGATCAGTTGCCAGCTGGTGAGTTCCAGGCGCCGGCCCGTGGGATCGTCCAGGGCGAACAGGTAAATGTCGCCCCGCGACTTGCGGTAGGCGTGGGCAAGGATGGAGATCCGCCGATCGGCGAAGGGATGGGCGTTCAGATCAACAGGCGCAGCAGCAGGCCCATCAGGTACAAGCCCAGGAGGAAGAAGGCTATTCGCAGCAGGACGCGTTGGAGCAGCCACAGCAGCGGGCGCAGCAGGGGCTTGAACAGGGTCGCCAGGAGCGTCGGCAGGTGTCGCAGCAGCCGGACCGCCAATCGTGCGCAGAGGCCCCATATACCAGACAAAGCCAATAGTGCCGGCCAGCAATGCCAGTAGAAGAACCAGCTTAGGCGACCGGAAGAGGCTCTTGCCCGCCTTGGTGTCTTGGGTCTTGCCGGTGGCCGTGGACTGGTAGAGGGCGAAGGTCTGCTTTCGGATCCGCTTGTATTCGATGATGGTGCCATCGGCGGGCGGACGGTTGAGTTGGGCGTCATGCTGGGCCTCCTTGTAGCGGCCGGGAATGCCGATCACCGCGAGGTTGGAATGCTTGTAGGCCATCTCGCAGGTCATGCGGATATCGTCGCGGATGTAGGAGATGTTCGGCGTGGTGAGGACAATGTCCCAGTTGAAATGCCGGTGCCGGGTCCAGGCGTCGAGCCAACCCATGGGACGGTCGGCCGCGTGGGCCGCTTCCGGTCCACCGGGGTAGTCGAAACGCTCGAGGTCTTTTTCCCGCCAGGACTTGGGAAACAGCAGTTGGGTTTCGTCGAAGATCAGGAAGGCCCCGCGGGGCGCCCACTGAAACCACGTGCGCATCTTTTCGAGGTCTTCCAGCGACTCCAGATCGAGGTTGATGATTTCCGCCGTGTTGGGCAGGTCCGGGAAGACCTGATAGGCCCGCTCCAGGGTGAAGCCGCGCACGTTGGTGATGATCACCCGCCCGTCTTTCAGCGCGGGCACGGCGTCATCCTGGATCGCGCCGGAGGTCTTGTAGGAGCCATTGGGGCCGTGGTGGATCTTGATCGACACGGTTCACCTCCCAATGAACGGCACGAAGCGCATGCAGAAGCGCGTCGCCGCCGCGACCATGATGATGTTCAACGCCTGCGGCACGCCGAAGAAGGCCAGCCCCGCCGCAATCGGCCCCGGCAGCGCGGCATACATGCTGCGGATCATCTGCGGCACGCCAAGGCTGTCGATCAGTTCGCGGGCGGCGGTGTAGCTGACATCGATCAGCAGGATCAGGGTCTGGAGCGCGGCGTACATCGACGCCTTGGTGGCGACCACCAGTCCGTCGCGCACGAAGTCATAGATGCCTTGAGCGAAGAAATCCCAGATCCACTGGAAGAAGGCGATGATCTGATCGAGAAAACCGGAGAGCCATTCCATAGGGTCAGTCCTTCAGCAGAATGAGGGCGGCGATCAGCGCGGCCATTAGCAGCAGCGCCACGCGCAGGCTGGAGAGTTGGCCGGCGTAGTCGGAGATACAGAGGGAGTAGGACTTTCCCCAAATGGCCATGGACTCGCAGGGCAGTTGCCCGCCGCCTTCCGCCAGGTTGAGGTCGAAGGCGCCCTTCATCTGGTCGACGTTGGCCTTCACCTTGGTCTTGAGTTCTTGCTTGGCGTCCTCGACCTTCTTTTCCCAGGTGGCGATGGCGTCATCCCAGGTGCCGGGCGTGGGTTCCTTGAGTTCGCCGCCGGGGCCTTCGGGGCCGGTGGAGCAGTTCTCTTTCGCCGGGTCGCAGGTGCCGTTGCCATCGCCGCCCGTGCCGCTGCCGTCACCGTCGCCGCTACCATCGCCCCCGCCGTTGCCGTCCCCTCCCCCGCTGCCGTCGCCGCCATTGCCGGTGCCACCGTCATTGCCGCCGCCGTTGTTGTTTCCACCGCCATTGCCATCACCGCCCGGCGTGGTCGGGTCGGTTGGATCCGTGGGATCGGTCGGGGTCTTGACGCAGGTAGTCCCCGACCACGACCAGCCGGGCGGACAGCCGGGGTCGTTCGGGTCGGAAGGATCGGTGTTCGGGGTGTCGGGTGGGTTCAGCGAATCGCCGGTCTGCGCGAAGGTGTAGGAATCGGCACCGCAATTCTGTCCGGTGCCCTTGAGGATGTAATTGCAGAAGCCGGTCGTGGTGGAGCCTTTGACCAGATAGCAACTGGCCGGGCTGGGGTTGCCGCCGTACTCGCAGCTTTGATAACAGGCGCTCGGTGCGCCGCCGTCGCCGACATAGTTCCGCCCGCCCGAGGTGACAACAGGCGAGTCCGGGCCCTTGGCCGGGAACAATTCGCCTTCCTTGCACTCTTCGGGCGGCGGCTTGCAGGCGCCATCGGCCGGATCGAGCTCTTGCTCTGGAGGACAGCTATCGCCAGTCAAGATGGTAGTCGACGTCTGCCAAGTGATTCCGCCAGTACCCGAAACACTGCACTGAACTTCCTTGTAGCTCAGTTTGTTGATTTTCTTTAGCCAGTTGGCCGACGTGTTATCGAAGTAGTACTGGCACGCCGCCGTATAGGATGGAAAGAAGGCCGTGGGCTCTCCGGGGATGGAAATCTGCCATTGGTAGAAGTCCGCGTTCGCCAAGGAATGCCACAGCAGCGAGACCAGCAGACCCAGCAGCGAAAGAAGTCGGCCAAGGCCGGAACGTGCGTTGTTACTCATCCAGTCACCCATGAAAAAGCCCCCTGCCGGAAACTCCGGAGGGGGCTTCCGCCTCGGTCTGTCCGGTTAGAAGAATTCGCCGGTCCGGTACCCGGTGATGAAGGCGCCGGCGAAGAACGCCCCCAACCACACCGACCAGAGCACCCGTTACGCCTTGCGCAACATGCTGTAGATCAGGCCGGCGACGGCCAGGATCACCAGGGCGCCGACGATGTAGCCGCCAATGGCCTTCATATCGCCCTGGCCATCGGTGATCGCCGACTCCACCGCGCTGGTGTCGATCACCCCGGCGAAGGCCGGCAGCGAAGTCGCGGCAGTGACGGAACCGGCGATGCACAGGTTGCGGAACGAGGCGACCGGGCTGAACTTGGCGATGCGTTGCTTCATTGCTTTCATGGTGTTTCCTCTCTACTTGGCTTTACGAAGAAGTGACGCGACCCAGCCAATCAAAAGCCCCGTCACGAACGATCCCAGGACGCCAGCGGCACCGATGCCGAAGGCTTCCGGGGAGAAACCACCGTTGACCAGGATGTCCACGTATCCAGCGGCCTCGGGCGGAATCAGGTAGGCCTGTTGCCATGCGAGTTCGCGACACGCCATGAAGCCCTCGGGGGTCGAGGTCCATGCGGTACACACCTGCACAGCGACAACGCCTGACATAGCGATCAGTCCTCAAACAGCCAGGGAGGCCGCTAGGCCGTCGATCCAGCCCCAGGCGTAGCCGGTGGCCAGACCTACCGCGAACAGCGAGAGATAGCGGAGCATCGCGGCCTCCTACGGCTTACGCCTTGGCGTCCGGGGACTTGTCTTGTTTGTCCTGGCCCTGCGGCTGCTGGGCCGGGCGCGGGGCTTGGGCCTGTGCTTGCGGGCGGGTCGGGGCTTGGGCGGTCGGCGCCATCGGCTTGCCGCCCACGGCCAGCAGATCCACAAGGACCTGGGTATTGGTGATGTTGCCGAAGCGATCCTTGGTCGGGCGGACCACGCTGGCGAACTTGCAGAGCACCGGCTGGCCTTCGAAGACGATGGCGTCCAGCAGGGTCGGTTCGATGTTGTATTCGCTGATCTCGAAGCCCTTGGCGTTGCCACGGGCGCCTTCCGGGATCGGGGCGATGGATTGGACCGAGGCGTAGATTTCCCCGGTCTTGGTCGAGGTATAGGTGTCGGTCTTGGTGACCCACAGTTCGACGACGCCGCCTTGGGTTGCAAACATGTTCATCGGTGTTTCTCCTTCAATTCGCCTTTTTCGGCGTGAGTTGTCCCGCTGCTGCAATTCGGCTCATGTGCCGGTGATTCAGCGGAAGTGATTACTTAGGAAAAGAAGAGCCTTTTTTACCGAGTTTCAACGAGTTCTAGTGGAGCTATATCAACACAGATAAAGCGCCTAAAATCGTTTCTGAGGAAATATCAAGCTACTGAACTTATTGAGCAACAAAGTGCAGTAACGAGCATTTCGATTTTCGCCGAAATGAATAACTTTCAAGTCTGTTAACACCAAGGGCTCTGCCCTTGTCATCCCGCTCTTGCCGCCGAGGGCTCGGGAGCGCGGGGCGGAGAAGCTGCCCCACACTCCCCGGCGGAGGCTGTTTCAGGGGGGAGGCGTTCAAGGGTGCGCTCCGCCCGTGCTTCCGTTCGCCGGAACGGTGAAGCTGTTCCGACGAGCCGGGAGCGCGGCCCTTGACCGGATCAGCCATGGTGCGGGCGGCTTGGATCAGGCAGAGCAGGACCAGCGCTTTCAGGGTGTTAGCGAGCATGGGTCAGCCCTCCAGTTGGAACGCTTCGCGCACTGGCACGAAGGGCGTGGGTTTCCCGCTGTCGTACACAACGTGCCAGTACTTCGGCGGACGCCGGGACGGATCGTGTTTCGCGCAGAAGGAACGGGAACGGCAGAGCCAGCGGCCACCTTCCAGATAGGGCAGCCCAGGGGGCCGGCAGTCCGGACACGGCGACGGGTTGTGCAATGGGATGGCCTGCCTTGCGGACCAGCACACAGAGCAGCCGCAGTCCGGGGCGTGGGTTTGGCGTAGGTAATAGGGACTGGCGGCCATGGCTCATTTCTGCCCCCTACGACCACAGCGATAGTCTTCAATGGCCCGACGAAGCCAAGCATTCTCTATCCGGTCGATATCGACAGTCAGGCCGCCCCAGGTCACAACCCTGCCGGAGACGCCGCCGACAATGCCCGCGAAGCAGAACTGGAAGGTTTCCATCGGCACTGGGCGATCACTCGGCATCGTAATCACCCTGGCAGAAGATCGATTTGCCCCGGTCGAGGTCACGGCGAATACGGTGCAGGTTCACCACGCGGCGACGGCCAATCTTGGCAGTCGGGATCGTCTTGGTTTCCACCCAGCCCCGCACCACGTCTTCCGTGATGTCTTCCAGGCCCAGCATCTGCGCGAAGACCGCCTGCGAGCAGAACGGCGCGGTGCGGAAGTCCGTAACCTTTTCCACAGCACCTGTGACGGTGAACCCCACTATTCCAGACTCTTCCATGCGAACCCCCTATAATCGCTGCTACCTGCACACGCCGAGCAGGTGGAATATTTCCACAAGATAAGTGGAATATTACCACTCACTATGAATAGTGGAATAATTCCACAAGATTTTTTTTAGACCAATATGGAATCAACACAAGAAAGAGTTCGCATCTTTATGTCTAAACTGGGCCACCGTGAGGTAGGCCTAGCCACAGGCATAAAGGAAGAACGGTGCAAAACCATCCGGTACGACAAGAGGGCAAATCTCCGTACCAATGAGCTTGATCTCATTGCAGAGCACTATCCTCAGTACTCTCTGTGGTTACGCACGGGCAGGATTGACCCAGCCAATGGAGAAATTAGCCCTGACTACGAAGAGGCTGATCGAAACTTGGCCGAACAAGAGACGGGATAGAAATAACTCAGAGAGCCGTTAGGCGTTGGTTTGCCCGTGATAAATCCGCCAGGGAGAAGTGAGGCAGAATCGCAGGTTTCACCTGCATTTATCCACTGATGGTTGCAATTATAGCTAGATAACAGCAAACTTTTCTCATTGCCGCTAGGCTCTGGCTACGTTTTGCCGGGCGGAACTATATTGCACGAAAATAGCATGAAGAAAGTCAAAAAAGCTCCTAAGTGCGAAAACTCAACTGCTTTCTGATACTACTTCATTCATAACAACTGGTGTTGACGCAAATCCAAAGAGTGTTTCTGCGAAAAAGAATCAGAAGCCACCATCATAATAAAATCAGCCTGGGACCTAAGAGCCTCATCCAAAAGATTTAACTTCAGGAGCGAAACTAAAAGAGCACACGTTCTAGCTTGGCAGTTTATTGACTTCTCAGGATTAAACTCAATATCTGTAAATCCAGCAAAAGAAAAAAGTCTCTTCAGAAAATCTTGATGCGGCTGAAGAGCCGACAAATACAGCCAATCATAGAATGCAGTCTTCGGAATCAACGGCCATTTTTGACCAAAAAAATCAAATCCGACTAACTGCCCAGAATTCTTTAGCCGCTCATCTTTTTTTGCAGAGCGACTATCCATTTTATAAATATCAGTAAACGGCCCGCCAGCCTTAAAAACCTTACTACCTTGAAATGCAGACTCGATACTTATCTCACCAACATCTGTAGAAATTTTTAGATTAAAAGCACTCAATCTTCGTCCCAACTCAAGCTCAGATTTTGTTGAAACTTCTAACAAGGGGAATAATCCGATTTTTTCTGCTGCCGAATGCATAGCAGAAATATTCTTCTTCTTCTGAATTGGAGCAAACCCAGGATTCCACGCAAAACCAATCTCACGCTCGAGGACCAGCTTATCTTCTTTTCCCTGAGCAATAAAAACTGGACGACTAGCCAT